ACATCAAAGGAACTGTAGATGGAGTTATATCTTATTTACTTAGAGGTCAAGAAGGACCACTCGGTAGAATAGATCCACTTGATGAAGGTGTAGTTGGACCAAGACAAATGCAACCAACTGATGCAGTAATTCAAAGAATACTTGCAAGAGTTAAAGAAGTTGGTAAGAATGTTACCTTTACTCAAGATATAAGAACAGACAGTCTTTTTGGACAAGGTGCAAAAGCTATTAATGACGCTGCTATTAATTATCCTGTTCTTAGATGGTACTTAAAATTTACTAGAACTCCAAGCAATATGTTTTTAGAAATGATGAGATACTTACCAGTTATAAATTCACCAATGATGATGACTTTGCCAAATGGTAAAAGAGTAAATATAAACCGAATAAATGCACGTCTTCTACCTGATATGGTTGCTGATCTTGGTAGTCCTGATCCTTTTGTACGTCAACAAGCAAATGGACAAATAAGAATGAGTTATGCTCTAGGTATGTTGATGATGTTGTTAACTAATAAACAATTTGAAGATGTAGATGGGGAATATAAAAAAGAATTTTTAACAGGTGGTGGTCCTAATTTTTATACAAAAGAAGGTGCAGCACAATGGATTTCTATGTATAAAAATGGTTGGCGACCTTATAGTAAAGCTATTTTGCAGTTTGATGAATATGGTGAACCTTTAATTAGAAATGGTAAACCAGTTTATTTATATAAAAGTCTTGAACATATCCCCGATCCACTAGCTTCTTTGGTAAGACTTTGGTTGGATTTTGCAGAGATGTCTCCACTTTTGCCAGAAGAAGGAGAAGGAATACTTGAATATACAGGAACTTGGCTTGCATTTATGGGTCGTAATATGTTTAACAAAACATACACAAGTCAAATAAATGAACTTATTAATGTAATATCAGCAGGTTTTACTTTGCAACCACAGACTACAGATGAAGGTTTAAAATATAAAGATAAAAAATTTCTTGATTATATAGGCAGACAAGTATCTTCTTCTTCAGTTCCTTATTCTGGTTTGTTAAAAAGATTATGGAGAATACCAGCAGATGTTTTAACAACAATGGGATTTTCAGAGAGAGAAGCTAGAGAACTAGCAGAGTCGGAAGGAGACTATAGTAAATTAAAATGGTTTATTAAACGTGATTCAAGCACTTACTCAGGAGATGGTGCTAATGAAAGTTTGCCATATAGTGACGAAGACTTTAACAAAGCAAATCCTATTATACAATTTCTTCAAAATATAATTGATAAAAGTTTAAAAGAAATTGTACCTTTAAATTTAGGTGGTAAGTTGCCAGCACAAGTAGAACATATAACTAATCATGTTATTACTTATCCACAGAAAGAAGGCTTTGATTTATTTTCTACAAGAGGTATAAGTGAAAGTAACAACTATAAAGTGCTTGACGTACAAGCAGCAATAGGAAAAATCTTACCTTCCCCACCAGATATAATAAGAGGTTCAGTATTTCCAAATCTTCAATCAAAAGATTTTATACCAAAAAAATTAGATAAGAATGAATACAATACTTTAAAAGTTTATACAAATACAGTTGAATTAAAATATAAAGGTAAAAACATGAACATAAGAGAAGCTATAAATGCTGAGATAGATTCTGATTATGTTCAAGTAAGATTATCAGGTATTAAGAAATTTGGATTAAATAGTGAAGAAGGAGAAAGATTTTCAGAAGAAATCTTCCAAGTATTATCAAAAATAAATACCAAATTTATAAAAGCAGGTATGATAGAGTATATGCTTAATGAAATGCCAGAAGAAGACAGAAACAATAGAATAAATGCAGTAGAGAACAAAAATATCAAGTTCAATGATATATTGCTAGAAGAGTTTGAAAGACTTAATCTAGGTACATTTAGTAACAGTTCCTTTTAATTATGGCTACCAACACAGCAACATCTTTTACTAATCATACTGCCCCTTCTTCTGGTTCTACTGCTGGTCCTTATCCTATTAGTTTTAATTACTTAGAACAGTCTGATGTTGATGTAACTGTTGATGGAGTGTTGCAAACACTAAGTGTTGCTTATACCTTTACTAGTGGTACTCAAATAACATTTACTTCTGGTAATGAACCTGCAAACGGGGCTGCTATTGTTATTAAAAGAGATACTAATATTAGTGCTAAGAAAGTAGACTTTCAAGATGGTTCTGTTCTTACTGAAACAGATTTAGATACTAATACTGAACAACTGTTATTTGGTCTTCAAGAATTTACTGACAAGATAAATGGTATAGAAGATCTCTCTACAAGAGATATGGACGCATCAGAAATCAGGGCTGCTGTAGAAGCTGCAACTGATAGTAATGTTTTTACTGATGCAGACCACGCTAAGTTAGATTCACTTTCTAATGTTAATGATGCAATACTAAACAGTGACCTTGATGGTAAAGGTGAATTGTTAGTTGGAGATGGCTCTGGTAACCCTACAGCTTTACCTGTTGGTACAGATGGTTATGTGTTAAAAGCCGATAGCAACGAACCAACAGGTGTTAAATGGGTGATTGCTACTGCTAATGCTCCTCTTAACCAAAGTCTTAACGCTAATAATTTAACTTCTGGTACAATACCAGATTCCGTATTTCCAGCAACTTTACCAGCAATTAGTGGAACTAACTTAACTAATTTAAACGCATCTAACTTATCATCTGGCACAGTTCCTGACGATAGATTTCCAGCAACACTGCCAGCAGCTTCAGCAACAAACCTTACATCTATACCAGCAGGGCAACTTACAGGTGCTTTGCCAGCAATCGATGGATCTGCTTTAATAAACTTACCTAGTGGCGGTACGACATATTCTGCTGGATCTGGCTTGATACTTACTGGCACTACATTCTCTGTTGATACTTTAAACCAAAACACAACAGGATCAGCAGCCACACTAACTACAGCAAGAAATATAGCTGGTGTTGCTTTTGATGGTTCAGCAGATATTTCTCTTAACAATAATGCAATTACTAATGGTGCTGGATATATTACTGATTTGATAAATGATACAACACCACAATTAGGTGGTGATTTGGATATGAATAGTAAGTTCATATCAAGCGGTATTTTAGGTGTTAAAAATACAGGCTCACAATCTGAATTACGTCTTTATTGTGAAGTAAGCAATGCTCATTATGCAAGTATAAAAGCACCAGCCCATGCTGATTTTTCTGGTAATATCACTTACACCTTACCTTCAGGATATGGGTCTAACGGGCAGGTCTTAAAATCAGATGGTTCGGGTGGTACTAGTTGGGTAGATCAACCAACAGCAAACGCAACACATACAGGAGAAGTCACTGGTAGTACTACTTTAACTATTGCAGATGACGTAGTTGATGAAGCTAATTTAAAAGTAAGTAATTCACCTACAAATGGTTATGTTTTGACAGCACAATCAGGAAATACTGGTGGTTTGACTTGGGCTGCTGCTGCTAGTGGATTAGTTGGTAGTAGTAATGAAAAATTATTTGTTGAAGCAGAAAATCAAATGGACAACAGCTTTACTACAACAGCAAACTTTAACTATGTAGCAGCTAGTCCTATGACTATTGCTACTGGTGCTGTTCTTACAGTCAGTGCAAATTCTACCATGACATTTATTTAAAAGTAGATATATTTATAAATATGATTTACAATAGAAAAAACAGTTTTTAAATATGTCAAAAATAATTGTTGATGAAATACAAACTAATACAACAAACGGAAATGTAAGAATTATTCCTAACGGAACTGGTGTATTAGAAGTAAATGGGTCTTGTACCGCTACTACTTTTTCAGGGTCTGGTGCAAATTTAACTTCTATTCCAGCAGCAAATATCACAGGTACATTACCAGCTATTGATGGTTCTAATTTAACTGGCGTTGGTGGTGGTGGGTTTGAATTTGTTAAGAAAATAACAACATCAACTGCTGTCTCATATATCGATGAAACAGGGCTTGATTACGACAGGCTTTATAGATTTGTTTTTAAAAAATTTACATTTTCAGGTGCTGATGAAATTCGTGTACACCCAATGGTTGATAACGAAACAACACCTGTAAATCGATATGGTTGTCAAAATATAAATATAGCCTACGGACCTACTCACTATTCAAGAGGTGGTAATCATGATTGGCAGTTTTATAATGGGAACTATGTATATACAAAGCAAGCAGGTTATTTTGATCTTTATACAACTGACCAAGCATGGATAATAGGAAACATTAATTCTTACCCATCAACGTATGGTTACTGTTTACTTTGGGGTGATTATAATTTAACTGCTAACACTAACAATGATTCAAACCAAACTGGTACATATGCCAAAGTAAATGGTTTTAGGCTTCAGTCAGGTAGTCAAGCTCAAACTATTGGAACAGATCTTGAAATTTTAGTTTACAAATATAAGGAGTCTTAATGAATAAACTAGTAAATGGAGTAGTAGTACCCTTAACTACTGAAGAAATTGCCATAATAGAAGCTGCGCAGGCTGCTGCACCTTCAGAAACAGAATTAAAATGGCAACAAGTAAGAGGTAAAAGAAACTCTTTACTTGCAGAATGTGATTGGATAGTTACAAAAGCATCTGAAACAGGAGTTGCTGTAAGTAATGAGTGGAAAACATACCGTCAAGCATTAAGAGATGTTCCCACTCAATCTGATCCAGATAATATTACGTGGCCGACAAAGCCAAGTTAAGAAGGTAAAATACAAATAATGCACTTTTAATTACTATGTCAACAATAAAAGTAGAAGAGATACAACATCCAAGTAATTCTAATAATGCAGTATCAATTGCGTCAGATTCATCGGTTTCTCTTAAACACTCTGCATCCACTAAATTAACAACAACAAGTACAGGCGTAGATATTACAGGAGTTGTTGTAAGTGGTGAAGCTGTTTTTCAGAAAGAAATAACCGAAACAGTTTTTGCAATAACAGATGCTTCTTCAGTAGCCTTAGATCCTATTAATGGAATGATTCAAACATGGACGCTTGGAGATAATAGAACTGCAACTGATAGTCTCACTACAGGTCAATCTATGTTACTTATAATTACAGCAAGTAATTCTAACTATACTTTGACATGGCCTACAATGAAATGGTCGGGTGGGTCAGCACCAACACTTGGGGGAGCTAATCCTACAGCAATAGAATTATTTAAAGTTGGTAGCCAATTATATGGGGCAACTGTTGGAGATTTAAGTTAATGAGATCCCATAAACTTAGGGCTGCTGCTGGCAATTCTAGTGGAGGTACAGCTACTGACTTGGCTAGTTTTTTTGGAGTAACACCTTCAGCAAGCACTACTGTTAGATTTGAAAATTTAGATTCAAGATTTGACTGTACTGATACACGAGTACCAGATTGGAGTTATTTCCCCGAACAAACGATAAGCGGTGGAGACAGCCCTGAAGGAAGAAGTATTACTATGGTTGGTATTACTGATACAGATAGCCTTGGTATGTGGGCGAAGGGTAATACGAATGGTTATTCTTATGGTACAAATGGTTATCCAACTAATACATACATTTGTGATTCTTCATCATATAATAGTGCTTATGGTAATTTTATTGCACTTGGTAATGCTAGTATTTCAAACGATACAGGTACTACTGGTCTTTACACATCAAGAAGTATAGTACATACTCATGCAAGCGGTAGTAATTATAGTCAGCCTTGGGTAGATATTGTTTTTTCAAGTGGTTTGGGAACTGCAAAAGGTTTTGTTATACAAGCATACGCACCTTCATATCACCCTTTACTTAGCTCATACACTACTAATCTATGGGCTACTCAACATAATCCTCTTTGCCGTATGACTTGTAACGGTGTATCTGCAACTTTCGCTCCTAAAGGTTATTACGCTAGTGATTCAAACACACAGGTAGGTACAGTCTGGACTACCTTTGGTGGTTCTAACTTAGTTAATAATCCAACAACAAATGCTGGTCATGTAGCATATCCTACGCAATATGATCTTACTAATACTACTGATATTGATACTTATTTTTCATCACTTTCTTCAGGCACAACTACATTACCTTCAACTTATTTTGTTTATTGAATAATTTACGATTATAATATTAAAAAAAGCTAATTAAATTTTTTTATGAAATATGCAATTCTTGATGGTACTACTATAAAAAGCACTGGTACTATCCAACAATTATTTCCTAATACAAGTTTTAGTATTGCAGGGCCAAATGCAGATTTTTTAACTGCAAATAATGTAGTAGAACTTATAGAAAATCTTAGTTTTACAACTCCAACACAAAAGCTATCTATTGTAGATGCTTATGTTGATAGTGGAAAAGCTTACAGTGTAAAAGTAGAATCAACAACTTCAGAAGAACAGACTACTCTTACAAATCAACAATGGTCGAGTATAAGGTTACAAAGAGATAAATTATTGCAAAATACGGATTGGAGAGCTAGTAGTGATTTAACCTTGGCAGATGATTGGAAAAATTACAGACAAGCTTTAAGAGATGTACCAACACAATCTGACCCATTTAACATTACTTGGCCTACAGCACCTAGCAGTTAACACTTAAAAAGGTAAAATACAAATAATGCACTTTCAATTACTATGTCAACATTAAAGGTAGATGATATACAATCTAGGCAAAGCACAGATGATGCTATATCACTTGCTTCAGATTCTAGTGTTAGCCTTAAGCATAGCGGATCTGCAAAACTAGCAACTACATCAACAGGCGTTGATATTACTGGAACGTGTACTGCTACATCAGTTACAGCAGCAGGTGGAACATTTACAGGTGGTATTACTGTAGATGCAATTAATGACACTGTATTTACAATTACTGATGCCTCGTCTGTTGCTTTAGATCCTGATAATGGGATGGTGCAAACTTGGACTCTTGGAGCGAATAGAACAGCTACCGATAGCCTTACAACTGGTCAATCAATGCTTCTTGTTATAACAGCATCCAGCAGTAATTACACTTTGACTTGGCCTACTATGACATGGAGTGGTGGATCTGCCCCAACTTTAGGAGGCGCAACGCCAACAGCTATTGTTTTATGGAAAATAAGTAGTACGCTCTATGGTGCAACCGTAGGGGATCTTGGATGACTAATAAATTTATACTTGCTGCTGCTGGTGGCGCACCTGCTGAAGTTACTACAGATAATTTAAAAGTGCATTATGATTTTGGTGATTCTAATTGTTGGACTACTCAAACTTCTCAAGTATATGATTTATCAGGCAATAATAATAATGCGAATTGGCAAACTTCAAGTTATCAATACTATGCAGCAAATGGTGGTTATGCTTACAAGAATAATACTTCTGAGTTACTTCCTGCTTCTTATTTGTTAAAAAATAATGGTTCTAATCCTTACGCATTTGAGTTTTGGTGTGATTTTGAAGGTTTAGGTTCACCTGGGTATGGTCACATTGGTTTATTGTTACAATATTTAGAATTTCATAAAAATTTTAGTACTGGTCAGAACCGTTTACATTATGCTTTTGTTGGATATGACTTTGTTGGCACAAATAATTCTGGACAAACTACACTTGGTCTAGTTGGAAACAATATGCAAGCAGATAATAGTGTTTGGACAGGATACTCTTCTAGTTATTTAACAACTTATTATGATACTAGTAATGCTTCTGGTGTAGGTCCTCATATTCAAAATTCCAACACTGGATGGGAACAAATCGTTTTCGCCAGAGAAAATACAAACGCTAATGGTTTCAAGGTGTATAGAAATGGAACACTTCTTTATACTGGTACAGATAACAAAAATTACAATCCTACGCTTCTATCTGGGTTTACATCTTTAGTTCACCAATTTTGGTATTTTGGCGGTGTGTCAGCAAAGATAGGAATTGTGAGACAATATTATGGTGGTTCTTTAACTGAAGCACAAGTACTAGGAAATTATAATGCACAAAAAACTCGTTTCGGGCTTTCATAACCTAGTTAAAATTATAGGCTGCTGTTACACTATAAGAAACATATTATTTACTTATGGCTCGTAGAACAAATGAAGAGTTAAAGTTAGAACTTCAAGCAATCGAAAAGAAATTCAATGAAAATGTACAAGAAAATAGACAATTGCAAGATCGAGCTATTGCTATAAATGCAACTTTACAAGACAGAGCGGAGGCAGAAACCGAAAAAAAGTCTTCTGCGAAATAATAGAAAAGCAGTGTAAATACTGCGGTAAAGTGTTTGCTACTACAGAGCAAAGAAGAAAATATTGTTCCAATGCTTGTAAGACAAGGTTTTATCGTAGGAAAAAAGCTACTTAGTTTCAGTAGTCATTTGTCTTGTCATTAAAGACATAGTGACGTATAAAGGTGACAGAGCTAGAATGAGTAGTAACACAAGCACACTTGTAAATGAAAGTGCTTTAATTATTGCAAACTTAATCATGTATAGAAAGGTTCTAGATGCTTTAACAATTTTATCTACGATTCTTATTTTAGGAATCTTAGGTGGCTCATTCGTAACATACAGGTATATCCAATCTCCTCAACTGCAACAAAAGGTTATGAATAAAATTCTTGGAGAAGTTAAAGGACTTTTGCCTAACGTTTTAGATAAAGGTTTACCTGACGTAACAGGGCCATCTATTCCTACTAAATCCCTTCCAAAACTATAAGTCTATATGAATAATAATCTTATTATAAAAGGAGTAGCAGTAGGGCTTGGAACAGCTTTTGTGTCTTCTCAGTTTTATGCAATAAATCTATTAGCTACAAAACCTAATTTACCTATGTTTGATTTACCTGTAAGCAAATATTCTACTTATGAAATTGAAGCTGATAAAGATAGCTATAAGATAAGACATAGGATGCACGATCCAAAAATTATTGCTTCTATTGAAAGCAGCAAAAAACCAGCAGGGTTCTTAGGTGCAAGTAAGTCATATGTCACCAAAGAAAGTCAAAAGATAGCTGGTGAAAAAGATGTAACTATTGTCAATAATGGTGAGCTTACAGCAAAGCAAATAGCTTGTATTGAAGAACGTGCTAAAGGTGAGTCAACTGGTGAACTTATTGGCACATCAGTGGCTACTGGTACTGGATTGACAAATTCTTTAAATAACGTGCCATTAGTGGGTTGGTTTTTAAGCGGATTTGTTACAAATCAAGCTAGAAGAGAAGGCGGTAAGATAGGAGGTAATATGGCTTCTGACTTTAACGACTGTTAATGCCTCAAATAAAAAATATTGAAATTAAAGAAATAAATATTCCTAAAATACGAAGCTACGACATTTTTACACCAAAAGTAAAAAAAGTACCAAAGCTAGTTATTGAGTATCCAGCCTGTATAAAAGTTCATAGAAATAATTTATTTACCCAAATAGATATTGATGAAAACGGCACAATTATTGAGTGCGGTACAGAAATGCCTAGCTATGAGCCACTTGAATACACTCCTATGTATTTCAGTGGAACACAATCTACTTTAACTAACAGGGCAGAACAAAAACCAGAAATCAAATCACAAGAACCAAAGGTTGCAAGAAAGAAAGAAGAAGAAGATTTATATATACCTTGCCCACCTTTAAACCCTCAATTTATGAAAGGTGATTACAGAAATGACAAAAGGATTCAAAGATTTGATTCTTACGAAAGAATAGAAATAGATGGAGTTATTGAGTGTGTCGAAAATTGGAAAGAAGTACCATTCAGAGAAAGTTTTATTGGTACGCCTCAAACTCTTATTTCAACTTCTCTTATTGGTGTGGTTGCTGGTGGGTCTGCGCTTTTGGCTCCTTTGATAAAAAAGCTTATCTCTACAATATTTAAAAAATTAAAGAAAAAGATTTCAAAAGAAGAAAAAGAAGATGTAAAATAAAAGAACCTTATTCAAAATGGCGAAGGATAAGGTGTCTAGGTAGGCAAGTCTAACCGTGCTTGTCTACTGCTTTAATTGATGAATATGTGGTATAACTTGACCCATCTGTTCAGTAACTATGACATCAGAACAAATAGAGTGGTAAGGGCTTTTAGGGTGATATTGGATTCCAGCAATTTTTAATTCACCACAGTTTTTAAGCCTTGCTAGTTCATAGTCAAGTTTTTTGTTGTTAAGTATTTGATTTTGTATTTTTTCTTGTGTTGTAGCTGACCTTAAACAAGCATCTTGATATGCAGAACCTAAAGGTATAGAGAACGTAGCTGCTATACCAAAATTAATTCCAAGACTGTCTTTATTAGCTGAATAGTTTTCTTGATGATAAAGTATTTCCCCAGCGTTAGTTAAGTTACCAGATTCGTCCATTGCCATGTTGTACACTGGCGTTGTGTAGCGTAGATCTTGAGGGCGTTTTTGATTATAAGTTGTAGTTACAAACGGAGA